TGCCCTGGTGGAAGGTCAAGACCTGGTCGATGAGGAAGAGATCGGCATGAGCACGGTCTCTGTGCAGGCTAGCGAAGTCGGTGCCAAGATCATCATCACTGACAAGCTGCTGCGCGAAAACACCCAGCAGATCTGGCAGATCGTTGGCCGTCAACTTGGCGAGGCCATGGCCCGCAAGAAGGACGGAGACATCCTGGATCTGTTCAGTGCCTTGAATGGTGGCACTGACTTGGGCGCTACCACTAAGACACTGTCGCTTGCTAACACAGCAAGTTGTATCGGTGTGGCTAAAGCTGAGAAGTATGGTTCCGATCTGCGGATCGTCCATCACCCGAATGCTGTTTTGACTTTGAACAAAGACTTCACTGGTGTCATGGCAGGAGTCCCACGCCCGATTCCTACTGGATTCTCTGAAGACCGTCTTGGCCCATTCTGGACTGGACTAAGATTGTCAGGTGTTCCGATCTTTGAAGATGGAAACATCGAAGAAAATGCCCAAGGAGACGGGTATGGAGCTATCTTTGACAAGGGCGCTATCGGCGTTTTAACCAGTGTAGCTATGAACAGGGAGAAACAGCGTGACGCCTCTCTTAGAGCTACAGAAATGGTAATCACTAGCGATTACAGTGCTTTTGAGATTGATGACAGTCGTGGAGCTCCGATGCTTTACGTAGTCAGCAACCCAGCAACTAACGCTTAATAGTAGGGGGATTTATGCCAAGAGGTACAGGGCCAGAACTAAAGGAAGAGCGGCAATGGTTAAACCAGCAAGGTTTCTCCTGGTCGTTCATAGAGAGTAACCGGGATAAGGCTACCTGGTACAAGCCAGATGGCACTCCCAGGCCTAATCTGCCTGCTGATCCTTACCACATGAGGCGTTATCGGGCCCGTGGGTGGACATTAGTACCGCCTGAGAGTCCGGCTATCCCTGAAGATGCTGTAGCTGAGCTACAGGAACAGATAACTATTGCAGCGGAACTGTTGAATGAAGGTGCTACAGAAGTAGCACCTCATCAACATACGTTTAACAGAGCTATGGGTTCTCCCTGTCGCACAGAGGGTTGCGCCACTGTAAGAACCAGGGAATACAAACCTAGAGCTAAGTAAGGGCTGTAACGATTTCCGAGGCCCTTAATATCGGAGATCGCAGGACTTAGAGCCTGTGAATAAGGAGAATTGAAATGGCTTTCGGACAAACGATAATGGGAAAATTCGGGTGGGAAAAGACAACCACTACCGCCCAAAAGCACAAACTGGGTACGCGGATGCAGATCTTTGATCGTGAATTCGTATATGCCAGCACCGGTGAAGCTATCACTGTTGGCAAGCTGGTAATGGGTAAAGCAGGAACTGCTGCTCATCAGGTCGACCTAGCAGTAAGTGCTGGATCGGCTGGCGCTACGACTGTCACCCTTAGCGGTTCTTTGTCTATCGCTAAAGATCTATACAAAGATGGTTTCCTTATCTTCAATGATGTAGAAGAAGAAGGTCACATGTATAGGGTTAAAGGCAATACGTTAGTAGCAAGTGCAACTGGGTGCGTAGTGACGCTAGATGAAGAAGATGGCTTAGTCTCTGCTATCACCACTTCTCAGCAAGTTGGGTTGTACGAAAACCCATATAAAGCTGTAGAGGCACAAGACGCCAATGATATCGACCATGCCCCTCTGGGCTGGACTTGTGCTGACATAGCGTCTGGTTCTTACGGATGGCTCTGCGTCAAAGGCTTTACAGCTGCTTTGATCGAAGGCACCCCAGGTGCTGGGCTCCCGTTGGTTGCATCTAACAGCGCTGACGGGTCTGTAGAGATCCTGGACTCTGATGATGACGGCGAAGGCACTATCGTTGCTTACATGGGGCCGATAGCCGGCGTGAACGGCGAATACGGTCTTATCAAAGCTAACCTAGAGTAATCGCCATGGTAGTAGGTGTCTGGCTACCAGGTGAACGGTACCGGATATATGAGCCGGGGACTGGCAACGAAGTCACAGTCATGATCCCCGGCGCAGATTCTATCTATGATGCTGACGAGCTGGATGAGATCTGTCACTGGCAGCGTGAAGAAGCTGAGAAAGAGTGGCAGGACAAGGCAGCTAAGGTCCCGCTGACAAGAGGCCAGCAGCACGACCTGGGCGGCACGCTAGTAGAGATCCGGGCAAGTAAAGAGTTCAAGAAAGAAAACTTACATGGTAGGTACTGGTAATGCCTAAAGTTGGTGGCAAAGAATATCCATATACAAAAGCTGGTTACAAGGCTGCAGCCAAGGCTCGCAAACGTGGAACCAAGGCCAAAGCCACTTCCAAAACAAATAGGCGTATGACTAAGATGCGGCGTAGTTACTGAGGTGTTTAGATGCCGGTTGTCCAGGGGCGCACACGAGAACAGATCAGAGTGTCTGTCGGCTACAACTTGCAGGCCCTCTATGTCTCATCGACTACTTCAACCGTCGATAGGACTAGCGTAATCGACTCCACTCTACGTGGTGGCGATGACGCACATAACGGGAAGTGGGTAGTTCAGACCTCTGGGACTAATGACGAAGAGATTCGTCAAGTATCGGATTACACCCAGAGTTCGACGGACATGACAGTAGCCCCGTCCTTTACAAACTCGGTAGCGTCTGGAGTCACTTATGAACTCTGGAACGAACAGTACAATCCAGCTCGCATAAACGATTTCATCGACCAGGCCGTCATCGAGGTGACTGGCCGTGTCTATGACCCTGAGACTGACGTATCTCTCCACACTGACGGCACAAGCACTACCTTTTCCATTCCTAGCCAATTTGCGATGCTTAACAAGATTGAGCAGCGGAAGACAGTTACTTCAACTAGGATCCATGAATGTGGGGTCACGTTCGACGAAAGGACTGACAGCGATTTTACTCAGGCGTTAGACACTCAAGACAAGCGCCAGGGAAGTCAAAGCCTCAAGCTAACCATAGCTTCTGGTGCGAGTGCCGGCGATTTCATCACTGATTCGATCACTAGCAAAGATATCTCTAAGTACGATTACATTGAGATGTGGGTAAAAAGCACTGTCGCTACTAGCGCCGGGAATCTAAAGCTTCTCCTGGACGATTCTGCAAGCTGTGCTTCCCCTATCGAAACATTGTCTTTGCCAGCTTTGACAGCAGATACCTGGACCTATTGTCGGATGGCTTTGTCTTACCCGGAACTTGACACTGCAATCATTAGCATAGGCTTTGAGTACGACTCCGATCTGGGCGCTTGTGTGGTCTGGATAGACGATATCAAGGCAGTCATCGATGCTAGCGCTACCTGGGAAAGATTAGACAGCCACCTCTGGAGCATAGATAAAAGCAATCGCAACCTGGTATTCACCCTAGACGGAAGGTCTGCTGCTCGGTACAACCTTCTCCGCCTTACGGGAGGAGACCAGCCGGCTATCATGACTGCAGATACTAGCACTTGCGAGATAGACGAAGGATACGTGGTTGCAAGAGCTACAGCTTTGGCGCTCTCAGCTTCTTGGGGTCTCCCAGACCCTGGTGAAGCCAGACGTATGGCGCAGTTTTGGATGGCTTTGTCTGAGCAAGCAAAGGCTAGGATGCCGATCCTCCAGGGCGTTCGGACGGTTGACTAATGACACAACGAGTTTCCCAGACCGACGAGATATCTCTCAACTCTGTTAGATACCCGATAGAAGGCCCTGTAACGACTGTACTGGCCTCTATATACCCATCCAAGGTGGTTCTAGGGGATACGACTAAAGATAGCCAGCTACGGGCTTCTGTGGCCGCTTGGGGTGATTTCAGGGGTGGTATCGGGGCTGAAGAGGTTGTCTCTATAGAAGACCCGTTGAACAGGGCCTGGTGGAGTGAATTAAATCTCCGGCACCAGGGTCACTTGGTCATGGCCCCACTGACCTCGTATGCTGCTGAAGATACGACTGCGATCATCGGCACTATCGTAGAGTTCAAGAACGAGATCTACGCTACAGCGAATAGCGGTAGCTCAACCACGCTGCACAAGTACGATGAAGTCACCAGCACCTGGGGCAGCAACCTCCAGACCATGGATGCTGACGCTACAGATTCTATAGCTTTAAGTCTGGGAACGACTGATTACATGATCATCGCTACCGGAAGCTCTTATTACTACTCCACTGATGGCTCTTCTATCAACTCAGATACTACAAATGTTAAGTATCTGGCCGACTGGGACGACCGTCTTTGGGGTATCGATGCTGACGGTCAGCTCTGGTGGGCTAACGCTATAGGCACTGAGGTCAATGATGCTCTCCTCCCATTGTGGGCTGGAAATGATGCAGTAGCGGATTTATTCGTAGCTAGCAGCGGTACTGGGGAGCCCATCTTATATGCTGCTACGCGACGTGGGCTTTGGGCCCACGACGCTCAGAACAGCCGTTTCGTGCAAACAGAGCTCTCTCTCCCATTTCACCCGCAGGCCGGTGAGGGCTGCGTGAGATGGCGTGACTCTATCTACTACCCAGCTGGCCTAGGTGTATATCGATATACCCCAGGCGCATCAACCACTTTCGTCACTGCTATGGGCCCGGACCGGGACGACGGAGTGCCCAAGTTGTACAAAGGTTCTATCACTGGGTTGATAGGCTCACAGAACGACTTATTTGCCATGGTGGATGGATCGGCACCTCCAGCTGAACAGCCAACTGTTCTAGGGACTGATAGCTCGATAGGCGATTCTCCTGCAGTTGAAGGCACTGGTTACTCTTCTATCATGGCCTGGAACGAGCAAGGCTGGGAGGTCAGGTGGGTTACTGACAACGCTCAGAACAACCAGATGCCGGCTGGCTTGGTATCTAATGCCTACTCGTCTCCTACAGCCAAGAAAGCTACTAAGTACCGATTGTACTGGGCAGAGCTTCGAACATTACGGTACCAGCAACTACCAGTAGCTGTAGAAAACCCACGGCAACTAGGTACTTTCTCCTACGCAGCTAAAGGTACGCACATCACACCATGGTTCTCTGCTGGTCAGGCTGAAGTCGAGAAACTGGCTTTGCGCTTGAAAGTAGAGGTTGAAAGCGCCTCTTCATCAGAAACTGTTGCTTGTTACTACGCCCTGGACGGTGATGACTCGGACTCAGCATGGGTACTGCTGACTGACACTCATACCAGTGATTCGACCTTCTCTGCCAGCAGTGACAAGATCACTGGGTCTGGTATAACCACGTTCTTGTTC